CTGAGTGTTCAAACGGGTGATTGGACAGAATATCTAAATACAGGCATGGTTGAAATAGATGACGAGGTATTTGCAACATCATTAAAGTATTGTTACAGTACTCTTGTCAATCAGATTACCAATCCATTTAGAATAAAATATGATGAGATCAAATTCTATGACGATTTGACTTTTATACCCAAGAAAGATTTCTATTCGATGGGTTTCAATATAATTCATGAAGAAAATATCAAAGATTTTGACGTTACGCCATTTGTTCAGAAATCACCAAACAAACGAGAAAGAGTTATGAATTATGAACAGTTGCAAGCTCAAACAAGAGAGTTTATCTATAAGCAAGGCAGACAGGAAAGATTTGATTTCCACGACACGAGACTAGTAAATGTAGAGGTAAAGAATTTCCAATGACCATTTGGGGTGTGAGTGCAATGAGTCATGATGCTGCATTAGCAGTGTATGACTACAAGGAGAGCGGCATTGTATATGCTAGCCATGGCGAGCGCTATAGTCGTGTCAAGAATGACCGTGACCTTCATCCTGACCAGATTGCTGAAGCATTGGCATTTGGTGAGCCCAGTCACGTGTTCTTTTATGAAAACACACGACGCAAGAAACAGCGGCAGTGGTCAGCAGGACAGTACAAGCTACTGCTCAAGCAGAGCCCATCACAGTATCTCAAGCGCCTTGGCATCAACACAGGTGTCACCATGATCGATCACCACCACAGTCATGCAGCTTATGGCTATCACAGTGATCCACTGGGGCGCAGAAACCAAGACATCTTGGTCATCGACAGTATCGGCGAGTTTGAGACAGTGAGCGTGTGGCATGGGCGAGACGGCGTTCTGAACAAGATATGGAGCCAGGACTATCCGCATAGCATCGGGCTATGGTACAGCGCTATGACGCAGCGTCTGGGCCTCAAACCACAAGAGCATGAGTACATCCTTATGGGCATGGCAGCACTGGGAGACCCAGCTCGTTTTTATTCTACCATACGGGATGATTTCTTTGAACAGATTCCCGGTATAGATGGTCCTGGCACTTACTTCAAACACAACCTGCATCGCGGTTGTCGGTGGTGGCGGCCAGAACTTACTAGTATTCAAGACTATGTGGACATTGCTGCCGCAGTGCAGAAAATCTACGAAGAGATCCTCGTTGGGCTTCTGACATGGATGAGTCACCGAAGTGATTGCAACACTGTGACATTGGTAGGCGGCTGTGCGTTGAACTGTGTAGCCAACACGCTGGCATTCAACTTTTACGACCGTGTCTGGGTGCCACCTAACCCGGGCGATGCAGGCAGCAGCGTGGGCGCAATCGCCGCCGGATTAAATACCAGCACACCAATGCACGAAGCATTTTACGGAACAAGGATTGAAGGCGATTTTTACCCGATTGATGATATCCTCATTGACCTTGAAATGCAAGGCATCAGCGCGGTAGCAGCAGGGCAGGCTGAATTCGGACCCCGCGCTCTCGGCCACCGTTCTATCTTTGCAGACCCAAGAATCTTGGATGTCAAGGATCAGGTCAACGCCATCAAACAGAGAGAAGAATTTAGACCGTTTGCTCCGATAGTTCTACTAGAGCATGTACATGAATACTTCCAGGTGCCACGCAGAAACTTTGAGGCACCGTTCATGCAGTTTGCCATACCCTGTCTACAGCCTCAAAAGTTTCCTGGTATCGTGCATGTAGACGGAACCAGCCGTGTACAGACTGTAGATGAATACGACGGAGATATCTACCAGCTATTGCGTCGTTGGTATGAGCGAACAGGATGCCCAATGTTGCTTAACACCAGTCTCAACATCAAGGATGAGCCCCTAGTAAATACCCTTGAAGATGCCCAACGCTGGAGTGATCTTCATGGACTGAAAGTGAGGATATCCAAATGAACTGGATCAAGAGTAAATGGCGCAAATGGCAACGCAAGCGCAGGCTCAAGCGGTTAGCCAAGCAAGACCCATACATCTACGATTGACATATCAGTCAAGGTAAGCTAGATTAAATCAAAGGAATCAATATGCTCGACGTTTTCTTTCTGAGCTATGACGAGGCGTTCGCCGACGAAAATTTTGAAATACTACAGATGTTTGCACCCAATGCAAAGCGTGTGCATGGCATCAAAGGTATCTTTGAAGCACACCAGGAATGTGCCCGACAAAGCAAGACCAGTCATTTCTATGTGATCGACGCTGACGCTGTCATCGAAGAAGAGTTCACATTCAAATTCACACCACAGCCAGACCGCTTTGTGTACGAAACCGTACCAGAGACTGAATGTGTCTTTGTATGGCGCAGCCGCAATCCAGTAAACGATCTGCTCTATGGTTATGGTGGTGCAAAGCTTTTCCCCAAGCAGAAACTGCTCGAGGCAGAGCATTGGAATGTCGACATGACTACCACAATAGGAGCCCCTTTTGTCCCAAAATTTCAAATCTCCAATGTTACGGCTTTCAACACAGATCCTTTTAACACTTGGAAAAGCGCCTTTAGGGAGTGTACAAAACTTGCTAGTAGTATTATTCCGAACGGAGATAATACTGACAACGAATACCGACTCAGGGTTTGGTGCGAACGAGGTATCAAGAGACCGTTTGGGTCGTATGCTGTTTTGGGTGCCCAACAGGGCCGTGATTTCGGTGAGCGATATCGTGAAAAGCCAAAGACGCTTGGACGTATCAACGACTTTGCTTGGTTAAGAGAGGTATTTGATACGCATGTTGATTAAGAGTGCACTGTTAAACAGGATGGAAATACTCTTTCCAGACCAACCATTGTTTTCTGATCTACGCCGTGCATACATTGACAGAGACTTGAGCAGTGTCTTTCGTATACAAGATTATCTTTGGGATGCAAATTTCGATGATGAGCGTCGTGCAATCCTTGAACAAAATCTTTACTCTGTATTCCGTATACTAGCTGATCATCCTGACATTAATGATGATTTACGCAAGGCAACATTGGAAAATAATTTGTGGAGTCTGTTCAGGCTGTTTGATCCTGATGCGTCCAGTATTGTTTCAGACATGACTTTCCCACACGATGATATAGATCCAATGGATTTCAAGAAAGTTATCATGAATGACAATGTGTGGAGTTTGTATCGGGTATTGCTCAATATCCAGGATACGCAAATTGTTCGAGCCATCAAGAGTCTACATGCTAGCGGCACTAGATTTGACAAGGATGCATTGAGTCAAGGGCAATTGCGTAGCAAGATGTGGTTGATAAACGAGCTCAAGGATATCGATGCTGATCTGGGAACTGTATTTTTGTGTGCTGGATGGTATGGCATACTGTCAGTGCTCATGTTTGAAAATGGGTTGAAAATCAATCGTGTGCGCAGCTTTGATATTGACCCTGTCGTGAAACCAATAGCAGAAAAATTCAACTTGTCGTGGGTCAAGAATGAATGGAAGTTCAAACCATCAGAAATTGATATACACGACCTTAAATATAACGACTTCAGCTACATTGTTACTCGTTCTGATGGATCCAGTATACAGTTAACAGATACTGCCGATACCGTAATTAATACCAGTTGTGAGCATATTGAAAACTTCGACGAATGGTATTCAAAGATACCTCAAGGACGACTAGTTGTATTGCAGAGCAACGATTATGATGATATCGATGAACATGTAAATACCTCAGCTAATCTTTATGAGTTTGCTGTTCAGACTCCCATGAGTGAAGTCTACTACAGCGGTGAAATGGAATTCGATAAGTATATGCGATTTATGCGAATAGGAATAAAGTGATGTTTCGTAAAATAAAAGAATGGTGGATAATTGCTAAATTTAAACGTCGCCGAAAAAAAGAATTGAAAGAATACAAGAAACAGGACCCATTTAACTATGAATAAAAGATTGGTTGCGTTTGGATGCAGTCACACTTTTGGGGTTGGATTGCCGGATTCAGAATATTGCAAAAAACGTGATACTTCATTTAAGCCGAGTCAACTTAGTTGGGCCGGACACGTAGCTAAAACCATGAATAGAGAATTAGTTAACAAAGGATGGCCAGGTGGATCTAATAAACGTATTTGGCACTCGATTGTTAATTTCGACTATCATGATGATGATCTGGTCATAATACAATGGTCTCATTTTCAGAGATTTGTTTTCTTTTTTCCAGAACTTGAAGAAAAAATACACCCAAATTATCGACGAATTAATTTACATATGGTTGGAAAGTCTATTTTCAAAGACAAGTGTTTGCCTCATGACAACATATTCTATGAACATTTTTATTGCCCATATGATTTGCAAGTTGATATGCTTTTGAGAATACAGGCTGCACAGGATTTTTTTGATAAAAGAAATATCAGATATTATCAAATACCATTTCTTTATTCCAGTAACTGGAAATGGGCTAAGGAACACAAATGGTGGTATCCTAAGAATAATATTGACCTGTATTTTGATGAATATCGAAATGAGTATCCAACAGCACTAGATAATAGACACCTAGGTGAGCAAGGACAACGGCAATTTGGTATTGACATTGTCAATGAAATTAATGCTAGGGAGAATACAAATTGTACATAATGAATCAAAAAGGCGAGATCAAAGGATGTCTTGCATCTGATTTGAAATATCGAAATGACGATTTAACTGGATGGTTTTGTCCAATACATCGTCATGTTTATATTGCCAGGCATGATGGATCATTAAAATCAGGAATTTGTGGCGAAGTAAGCATAGCTACGGCTGATTCACCATGGTGGGATATAGAAAGCATGTCAATTTCTTGGCAAGATGACTTTCATTGTGCATTCAAAAGAAAAACCTGTGCTTGCGGAACCGACCTTATGGTTCCAAAAGCAGTCAATAAAGAACATTATGATAAGTTCTTGACAAAATGCAATTCAATTGATCTAAATCAGGTTGAACATGGGATATCAGATGATGATATTATTTTGGCATTTGGTAGAGCGAAACACGTTACCGACAACCGTTTTGAGCTGCATCTAGATTGGGGCAAAAAGTGCAACTTTGATTGCTCATATTGTCCTCCGACAGTGCATGATAATTATAGTCCATTCATATCTCTTGACAAAGTTAGATATCTTTTTGATTTACTTGGACTCCGTGAGCATGTGGGTGAACGAAGTTTGACTATTACAGGTGGAGAACCCACTATATCTAAAGACCTCAAAGAACTGGTTAACATTTCGAAAAATGATTACCACATGAATGAAATAAGGGTAAATACAAACGGAACAGGATCACGTGCCACGTATTTGTGGTTGATTGATCATGGTGTGAGATCAGATATAACAATTCACCCAGAATTTACAACTAGAAAAATTCTTGATAAGTTGCTCGGGATAAAGGACGCGGCCATTAAAGCAAATACTGGTGAAATGATCAAATTCAAATGTATGGGTAAACCAGATTCTGAATTTTCACTGGAAGTAAAGCAAATTGTTGAAAACTACTTTCAAAATCCTGAAGTATGTCCAATAGAATATGTTCCAATATACCTCAGAGGGACCAACCGTATCGTAAACTCACTATCACAAATCAAAGATGAGGTCGTATATATCGATGACTACAAACAAGACAAGTAAGTTTGATCCATATTTTAAAAACAGTACACAATGTCTAGCAAAATGGCATCGTACTAATCTGCGACTATATAACGGTCGCACATATAGTTGTCATCACTGCGTCGCCCATCAAATTGACCGAGATGAAATAAAAAAAGATCCCAGTGCCTTGACCAATACAAAATATATTCAAGAAAGGCGAGCAGAAATGCTCGATGGAGAGAAACCTGATGAATGTAGCTATTGCTGGGAAAAAGAAGCCATTGGTGAAATTAGTGATCGCAAGCTTAAAAGCGATCAATTGATTGATTCAATGGGTGTTAGGCCAAATGAATCTTTTAGCAAGTTGACTGCTTTTCCAAAAATACTTGATGTGGCTTTTGAAAACACATGTAACTTTGCCTGTGCTTATTGTGGCCCGCAAAACAGCAGCAAATGGGCAGACGATATCCGACGGAATGGTGAATATGAGACATCATATCGAAAGACTCCTCTTGATCAACTTGAAAAGATAACAATACCAAATCGTGATCAAAATCCATATGTTGATGCTTTTTGGGAATGGTGGGATCAAGGGCTTGCCGAAAATCTTGAACGTTTGACAATCACCGGCGGCGAGCCTTTGCTTAGCAAAAATACATTTCAAGTTCTTGATCGTGTAATACAAAATGATTATAATTTGAGAATCAATATCAATACAAATCTTTGTGTTCCGGACAAAAACTGGAAACGATTTATCGAAATGGTCGAAAAGCTTGAGGGCAAGAAAAAAATCGAAGTTTCTGTCAGTCTTGAATCAACCGGAAACCGTGCTGAGTATGGACGTCACGGCATGGAATATGACAGATTTATATGTAACCTTGACCAAATATCACAATTTCAACATGTATTCGTCAATGTAGTGACCGCGAACAATGCTCTTTCTTTTACTGATTTTGACCGATTTCTGGATTTGATTATCGATTTCAAACACAGAAGATTGCCGTTCAAATTCAAAATGTTTAGCAATGAAGTAAGGCATCCAACCTATCTTGATATTCGTATACTTCCCAGGAAAATCAGGAAAAATGTGGTTGAAAGAACCAAGCAGCTTGCTTTTGGCTCGGAAGAATTTAGTGAGCGAGAGCTACTGCAAATTAATCGAACACTGGAATTTGCAATGTCTGAAATTGATAATGTTGAACATCATCGAGAAGATTTCGCTAAATTTATTACACAATATGATCAACGACGCCAATTGAACTTTGATTCAGTTTATCCAGAATTGAAAGAATTTAAAGACCAATATGAAATTTCATGAACAGCCAATCACCAAGGTACATATCGAACCAACAAGCCGATGCAATGCTCGTTGTCCGCAATGTTTGCGAACGATGGGCGCCAGTCTTGAGACACTGCCTGAATTACAAGAGTATGACGCTGATTCAGAAAAATTTGAAGAAATTTTGAGACAAGATTTCTTTGAACATGTGACCATGTTTCACGTCAATGGTAATTTGGGAGACATTGTAATGCATCCTGATCCATATGCATTTGTCAATTCAATGAGGTCAGTAACCCCCAATGCATGGATAAAAATCAACACAAATGGTGGAGGCTTGAAAAAGGAATTTTGGGAATGGTTTGGTAAAATGCCAAATACCGAAGTAGAATTCGGAATTGATGGGCTTTCAGATACACACCATTTATATCGGCGCAATACCCGTTGGGACAAAGTAATTGAAAATGCACAAACCTATATCAATGCTGGTGGAACAGCAACATGGTCGATGTTGATTTTCAAACACAACGAACACCAGGTTCAGGAATGCAAGAATCTAGCTGATAGTATGAACTTTTTCAGATTTGAAGCAAAGCCATCTGTCAGATGGCATAAAAAAGATCTTGTTGTCGTTGATAAACACTATAAGGAAAGCTATAGGATCTCACCGAGTTCATCAGTTACTGAGCGTACATTTCATCTTGAATCAGACAATTCCACGCCGAGCAAATACATAGAGTATCTAAATCGTGGTGAAGACAAAACATTCAAATCAAAAAGACATCTGTCTTGCATAATATGCAAAGCAAAAAGCGACCGGTCAATTTATATTTCAGCTGACCTCAAGATGTGGCCATGCTGTTGGGTCAAAAATTCGGTTGATCAAAAGAAATGGTATGGACATTCTTGCAGTTTTACAGATCATTTTTATGAAGATCTTGGTTATGATGAAAATTTCAATCGACTTGATTTACACGATATTGAAAACATATTAGAAACTGGTTTGCTGGATGATATTTCTTCTTCTTGGCAAGGAGATGCGTTTCAAGAATGTATACGTACATGCGGCACTGATAATCAAATTGATTACCGAGTTGAAAAAACGAAAATATGGGACAAAAAATGAAGTTTAGGGTAATATTCAAAAACAATTTAGATAGCACATATCATCTTGATTATGAAACATACAATAACGACATATCAAATCGTTGGGCTCAATTGCTGTCTTATCAATGTATGTTTGAACCAGAAATTTACGAAAAAGATCGCTTCTATAATTTTCCAGACAATGTCTGGACCGAAGAACACATTGTATCTGAAATAAATTTGTGTATTGCAAGATTGAATAAAGCAAATGCTGGAATTTTAGAATCAGCTGAAATTGGAATGTCGCAAGAAAGATTGAACGTTCTTCATCATTATTTTGAAACATTGAGAGGTGGTGTTCTCAATCCAGGTTCATTTTGGACAATGGCAAATAGCGAGGTAAGAGCAGCGTTGGAAAGATACAATGTTCTTATACACAGAGCTGAAAATTTTTACAACACGTCAGGAAGAGAAAACTACTTTCCACGTGTTGTGTGTCGATTCAAAAATCGTGAACGAGTGCCGTTGCTTGGTACAGACTACCAACATTTCACTCTACATCGTCAATTTGGCGAAGTCTACATCAACTATTGTGAAGTAGGCAAACCACTGTATGATGTTTTCAAAGACGGTGATGACGTTGTTGGAGAAGATAACATTCGACCATTGCGTTATTATTCTCCAGACTTCGCACTCTACTTTCACAATACACAGCCTTACAAGGTTGACAATTTTTTAACAGCCATGGACTCATGGTGGGATCAAAACGATAACTATCTTGGAGCATTAGGATTTACCAAAGGCGACCCCAAAAACGCTATCGGTTACATTCCAGTCGCAGCCCTAACAGAAATACATGATATCGACGACGTTATTAATGAGCTAGTCAATCACCAAACAATTGATAAGGTAGAAATAATTCAATGACATCTGATATTGAAAAAAAGACATGGTGCGTTGACCCATTCATTCAAATGGCGCATACAGCAGACGGGTTTTACCGTGTGTGTTGTATTGGTGAGGTTCATCGTGACAGCAAGTTCAAGACCACAGAGATGACACCCATCGAGTTCTTCAATACACCTGAAATGCAGCAGGTTCGAAGTGACATGCTCACAGGCGATCCAGAAAAATTCTCAGAGTTTACCAAGCACGCCTGTTCACAATGTATCAGCAACCATCATAGTGGTATCACCAGCAGGCGGGTACAAGAGTTCAAGCATTATGGCGACAATGAGCTAGTAGAAACCAATATCGAAAAACACCTCAGTGGAGAAACTTTTGAGTACAGCGACTTGCTCTATGTGAACTTCAAGGTATTGGGAAATATATGTAACCTCAAATGTATCATGTGTGGTAGCAGTGCTTCAAGCAAAATCGCAGCTGAAGAAAAACGATATTTCTCTAATAACCCCAACAAGAAGGTTGAAATCAATCCGTTCACTGATGACAACAAAGACGAATATTTTGATGAGATCGATAAGATTATCAGCAACGTTCAAAAATTCAACCTTGTGGGTGGTGAAAATTTGATCCATCCCAACTTCATTGAACTGTTTGAGAGGTTCATTGAAAACCCAAATGCTGCCAATCTCAATCTAACCATCATCACAAATGGCACTCGTGTCCCTGAGATTGTGCTTGACAATGCGCACCGTTTCCGACACCTCAGCATGGTGTGCAGCATTGATGGTGTCTATGAACGTGGCAGCTATGTGCGTAGTGGTTTGAACTGGGAGACGTTTGATCGTCACATGCGCATCTACAAGGATCATCCTCACATCACCAATAGCTTCGTGGTAGCAACACAGATGCTCAACATCGGATACCTTGATGACATATACGATTACCTATATCACGATCTTGGCATTGCCCCAAAGTTTATTTCATGGAACAATCTGGTCACCAATCCTCGCAAATGGCGTGCTATCAACCTACCGTCTGACATCAAACAGCAATATCTAGAAAAGCTAGGTGAGCACGTCATTGTGAGGGAAGATCTCAACAACATCGAGCGCATGATCAAGATTCTTGAGAGCCCACAGGACAGTGAGGCTGACTTCTGGGAAGGTATGAAAACACTCAAGAAATATGATCAGGTGCGCAATACCAATCTGGTCGAGCATTTTCCTGAGTTTTCGGAATATTACGATGCAACGCCAGATCCTTGGATTAAGAAATGAAAATACATCTGGTAGGGCATCCTAGGTCTGGTTCAACTGTATTACACAAATGGTTGACTGACCAGTTATTTGACAAATATGGTGAAGGTGAAGTTTTATCATATAATGAACCTTTTGGTCCAGAGATTTATAATAGGCATTTTCATACAAGAGGAACATTCGAAAAAATTACAAAAGATATACAATTATCTAAGCATTGTGTAATGATGTCGCATATTACTCATTTAATGAATATCGATAATGACATGCTTGAAGTAATAAAAAATAATACCATATTTGTAAGATTAATGCGGCGCAATATAGTTGATACTGTGATTAGTTGGGCATATGCCTATCAATCATCAACCTGGTGTTATGAAAATTATATTGAAAATCCAGGAAGCATTTCGTTAGATGAAAAAAGAGTATATCAATTATATTTTGAGCATATCAATAATATTGATAAATTAATGAATAACAAATTGAAAATCAAATATGATTTGAATATCTTTTATGAAGACGATCCAAAAGAAAAAATGTCTGACTATTTTTTGTTCGATAAAAATATCGATTATACCTATTACAGATCTCCTGATAAGAAACAGGTTATTTGCAATTATAATGACCTTTTTGACAGTTTGATTGAAAAAATAGATAGACATTTTCTAGAAAATCCTAATATAACTGTTGAACAAGGAATAATAAAAGATGTCAATCTTATATCTGCCCATTGACGTCGAGTTTGATCTTCCGGATCAAGATGAGATTGTTGACTGGTTTGAACAGAATCGAATCGAAGATTTAGGTGAGTGGAATTTTCGTGACGGAGAGCACGAGTGGGCTCTGGTAGCATCAGGACAACCAGTAACTGATTGGCGTAGTGTCGCCGCCTATGCTAGCTGGCAAGCCCAAGGTTACCAGTATAACCCCAACAATATGACACGTTATGCACCAGGCTTTACAGCGCGCTTTCCTGGCCTGTTCGAAGTCATAGAGCGGTTGCCATTTCGTGAGATTGGTGTTGCAGGCATGATGCGTCAGTTGGGTGAGATTGCTGAGCATCGTGACACTTACGATCCAAATGAGCCGCAAGAGCCCCGCCGCTATCTGATCTATCTCACTGACCCACAGCACAATACCTTTTGGGTGCGGGATGGTGATCAGCGACGGGTGGTTGACATTCCAGACCAGACCCGAGTGTTCGCCTTCAACAATAGCAAAACCACCCATGGTGCGCTGTCGCCCACAGGTGAAAAGATCTTATTGAGTGTGGTAGGAATCATTGACGATGCGCGCCATCAAGCTCTCTTAGAGCGCAGTGATGCCCGCTACGGAGAGTATGCAGTCAGATCGGATAACGCATATTGACAATGTCGCGAAAGTTGAGACGCCACACCGTCTGTCGCACACCGTATATTTCACCTTCATCCCAATAACTGAACCGTGGGTCATGCGGTTCAATGAGACGTAGGTAGCGGTCCAGTCTCTGTGAGCTGGACATTCCGCCTGTTGCATTGGTGGTGAACAACACATGATCAGCGCCATTCAGCAATGCGTAGTCAACCTGAAACGGTGCTGTGTGTGCGCTAATACCCGCCGCGCTTGCGCAGTTACGTTGGGCTGGCACCCCCCTTCCTCGGTAGCGAGAGAGCGTCGTCGTGCGTGTGAAGGCACGATATGTGTTGGTATAGTATTCAGAAAAATCATGAACATAACACAGGCTAGCAATGACATCACCATCCATAGTGAGCACCATTAGGCTGTTGGGACGTTTGTTGTACCCTAGCGTATCCAGGCTCGTACTGTTTTCAACGTCACTTTCAGCAAAGAAACGTTCAAGCGCACCAGCGTCTTGTATTGGGTTATAAATTTTGATTTTCATTCCACATCACCACATAATAATTTGACCCAGGAAAGAGATCGATCACATTCATGGTGGGAAAGAATGGTGTAAAGATATCGAATAGGTCTCGTTTGCTATAGTATATAGTACCGACATCCAAGCCATCATCATACATTTCATTGTAGAACACAAAAAATGCGCCCTTACATCCAAGATCGTCGTAATGTCTAAGCAATCTCTCGGCGCCAAGATAGTTGGGCGCACCAAACATGCTGACCAACACATCAGCCTGTATTCCCCCTGGAAGCCTTTGCTCACAGTCAAAATGTAAAAGTCGATCAGCGTAAGCAGGAAACTTTTGTCTGGCGTTTGCCAACATGCCTTCGCTGATGTCGTAACCGGTAAAGTCAGCTGGATCTGGATAGCCCAGGATCTCAATATCTTGTCCACTGCCAACACCAAGACTGACGATACGGCCTTTCAATCGTGACCACTGCCACCAGGTCCCTGCATGAAACTCGTCAGCCATATATGGATTCTGTAATCTGCCAGCGACGTATTTTTCTTCATACGTTTCACTGAGATCGTTGTATATGGCTTCGACGTGCCTAAGTCCTGATTTCATTTTCATCCTGTAGACCCCATTTGCGTTCCAAACACCACCAGCAGTATCCGCAGTGTGGTACGAAGTCAGCGGCTTCCGCTGGACTCCAGACCTTGGGACAACTTCTGGTGTGTTGGATCAGGTGATAGATTTGGTTGTCACGATAGTCTTGCACGATATCTCGTTTGTTCATGTGCATCATGGGACGATAGACAGGTCGCCCATGCTGCTCAGTCCAAACATCGCCTTCTGTGTTTTTGCGATGTGGCATTGGGCAGGTCTCGTAGAGATCATGATGCTTGTTATATGGGTCTACGACAACGCTGCCAGGCGGCGGTGAACTATTCTGCCCGACTACCCAGCAGTCGATGTGATCCCATGCCTTCATGACTTCATTGCAGTGATGTGATTCGCGATCGTCAAGATAGTGAACCACATGATATTTGACAGCACCATAGCCAAGATTTTGGCTAACACGATTGAATGCCTGTTGTGCGAATTCTATATGAACCGGATAAGACACATATCCACATGAGCCAGCAGTTACAGCATATATGTCACGATCTGCGTACTGACGCCCCAAGTGATAGAGCAGTAGGGTGCTGTCCATGCCGCCGCTGAACATCAACCCTATGCTCTGGTACTCTTGGGGGATCTCTAGTTTCATACTGCCATTGGTGCTGTGATGGGTGGGTGTGGGTTGTAGCCTGCTAGCTGATAATCTTCTACCTTGCTCTTGAGCACATCTTCCAATTTGCTGAATGCCGGCATAATTAGCTGGGGTGTTGTTCTTTCTTCACGCGATAGCTGCTCGCGCACCTGTTCTACATGATTGAGGTAGATATGTGCATCACCAATGGTGTGGACAAAATCACCTACTTCTAGATCAGTTAGCTGCGCCATGATGTGTGTGAGTAGACTATAGCTGGCTATGTTGAACGGAACACCAAGGAACATGTCAGCGCTGCGCTGATAGAGCTGACAGCTAAGTCTGTTGTTATTGCTGACATAAAACTGTGCCATGACATGACAAGGAGGCAGCGCCATGAATCTCAGTTCGCCCACATTCCATGCTGACATGATGTGTCGTCTGCTATAAGGATCTGCTTTGATGCTGTTCACTAGACCTTTGATTTGATCAATGCCGCCAAAGTCACGCCATTGTTTACCGTAAACTGGGCCGAGCTCTTTGACATCATCAGTGTTCATGTGTCCAAGAGCGACACCTTGCTCGTCCGCATTGGCAGTCCAGATGGTCTTCTTGGCTGGGTCACGTACACCGTATTGTATCTCAGCTAGACGACGCTCGTCTGTGCTGCCTTCGAGGAACCATAGCAGCTCTGCTACCACAGGTCGCCACGCCAGTTTTTTTGTGGTGACCGCCGGGAATCCTTCTGAAAGGTTGAAGCGCATTTGATAACCAAATACGCCTCTAGTACCGACTCCAGTTCGGTCTGTTCTTGTCTCTCCGTGTTCTAGAATATGCTCTAATGCGTCGTGATATGCCTTCATGTAACTCGTACAAACTTTCCATAATTTTCTACATCAGTGATGGCGCTGTTCATCAGCAAGCCTTCGCCTTCGATGTAGATAAGAGGTTGGTCTGTGTCGTCTTCACCACGATACAGGACCAGCACACTGTCATCAGGTGCAGCATCATGTTCGATGACCTCTAGCGGCTCTTGAAAATAAGGACGCTGGGCATCAACCATGTCGTCAACACTCTCATCATATTGCTTAACAGTCTTGATCTTGTCCCAGCAGTTGTCGACCTTGTCGCGCAGCGTGGGATGACAAATCACTGTGTTACCACGTCCACGCTTGGTAGCATCTCCAATGTTCGCCGCCGCCATACTTATACGATGCGCAAGATGACTGTCGGGATCAACATGATTCAAGGGAGGTGTTCCCATGCCCCAGAAAATTTCAAACTCTTCCAGCGCCAACACTTCAGCAGCGTACAGGTTGCCGACTTCTGTGTTGAGGTCTTCTCGTGTCAACGTGCCATATTCCAGCTTGATTTCCGCCTTGCCTTTTATGCTGCCGTCCTCTTGGACTTCACCTTCTTTGAGGATTTTACGGCGTTTTTTGATTACCTTGAATTCGCCGTTTTCGTCGAGAGTGTTGACTGGGATAAATGTCATGATGTTCCCTCTTTCATGAGTACAATTTGAGTTCTGAGTGCCCAGATGATAGAGTCCTGCATAATCAGAACACGATACTTGCAGGACCGGTCATGAAATTTCAATTCTGGACTTTTGGTTCCGCAATTGCAGGCAGAGATTGAGGCACTTACAGCAGCAAGATGCAAATCTTCCAATGCTTCATCAGATAGGTCGATTGTCTCTAGCGACATGTTTTTCCACCTCAGTGTTCTTGTCAAGTGTTACTGTTTCGACAACTTCAAACCGTTGGGCAATCTGCTCTAATGGCAAGAAAGTGTCGCAGTCATAGTCACCAGCAATGCGCGTCAAATGAAAAACGTCAATTGAATCAATCAAACGTGCAAATAGATCCGCACCACCGATAATGAACAGTGTATGCTTATGAGCAAGATTTGTCAAGTGTTCTTCAAGATTGTCTGTGAGAATTGTGGCACCAGGCGCTGCATATTCAGGATCTCGTGTCACCACAATGTTCGTTCTGCCTGGCAGTGGGCTAGGCATATCAGTTGCCTCCCATGTCCCTCGGCCCATTACTACCACTGCGCCGCGTGTGAGATCACGAAAGTGGCGTAAATCTAATTCATTGCGAGGCCAAGGCATAACACCATTACGTGCTATGCCTCCTTGACCATCGCAAGCTAAAATTGCTTGGATCATGATGCTTTATTAAGTATGTCCTTAACACGATCATCAACATCACGTTCAACCAAATCATAATCAATTCGAATTTGAAGATCGTTTAGATCTTCGTAGAAGTCGAGTGCTTTAATAAGGTTTTCAAGATCATCGGATTGGCCATGATCTGCTTCACGAAGTGATACCTCGTCAAGAACTACCTGCCTACCGTCTTCTAGAAGACAGGTGATATTCTTGATGAATCTTAGAGGTACAACGTCGATGTTGATTTCAGAAAAAATTCTGTGAAAGTCTCTATCACGCTGATAAATTGCCATGTGGCTTTACGCCTTCTTGTTAGCAGGCTCTTTCTTAGGTGGGGTTTTGCGTGTACGCTTTGGCTTTAGTGATGGGTCAAGTTCGAATGCTTGTTCACGAAGCTCTTTAGCTTGCTTTTCAAACATCTCAGCTTGGCTCACGTAGCTTTGCGCAATTGCAGCATCATCCATTACACCGTCGTCGCCTGACTGTGTAGAAGATCCAGATTCTGGTGTTGGCTCAATTGATTCCGCCATCATATTAGCTTGGCGCGGCGGCATATCAGTGTCGTCCTGTAGAACACGATTTATGTCTGCTTCAGTTGCACCAGTTTTTTGCATCTTCACAATCTTATTTAGCGTATCGAGCCCCAAAACTGTTTGAGAGTCGGGCGTCAGCTCAATATTGCTGGTTGGAAACTTTCGAAGACGGTTGCTTGATACCATCCAGTTTAGTGCCAATACACCAGACCCGAGTCGGCTGCGAGCAAAAACATCATAAATTTCAGGTGATGACTGTGCTGGCTCGCTTTCAATAATGCGCATAATGTCCTGGTGCTCTGCATCAGGAAGTGATTCGGTTTCAAGTATAAGGCAGTTGTCATCATCGATAACATTGCCATTATCGTCGTAAATCTCGCGGAAAACCACGACACAACGACGACCAGTATTTTTGATTCGACCGACATGTTTAAGTTGGGCCATTAGGCTTCTCCTTCTTGAGTTTCAGCTTCAGCTGATACGGCTTGGCGTTGTGCTTGAAACTTGAGAAATGCCTCAAGCTTTCCGTAAGTTGCGCCGACGCTGGTCAACTCATCTGGCTCATATGCGCCACGCTTGATAGCTGCATTGAGCAGGTTTAGGACTACTGCAAGATCGCGTAGTTCCAAATTTGGAATTTGTGGAGCCTCTGCTTCTGGCGCAGAAGCTTCTTTGTTCTGTACTTCGGTGGCTGTATCTTCTGCCATCGGTTTCTTCTCCTGTGGATAGGTTCCACCACTATTGTGGTGTGACAATACAATGTCTGGATTTCGTGCTACGTTTATTTATCACATTAAAGTAGCAGTTTATTCCATGATCATCTTGTATTGTGTAAGATACTGCTCGAGCATCTCTAAATCTTCTTCTTTCTCGAACATCACTTCAACCGTGTCTTTACGGCCGGACAGATTTCGAATATAAACTAGGCCCTTGGTTTCATAAAGGCCTAGCTCTTTTGTGCTCGGATGTGTGTCATTCGGATCGAGCGTGAACACGAGACGATTTTTTTGAAGCTTCTCCATGGATGGACTACCACGAAGAAGCTTGAAGTCATCATCATTGATAACTTTATGACGTACCCACTTCACCTTAGGCAGTCTTTCCACGCTCATAGTAAACAGTCTGGCCAAACGGTGCTTCGGGCTTACCATAAACCGGGTTGATCAGGAATACAGTGTCACAGTAATCAGGATCACCCCAGCTACCGCAAGGCATGCCGTCAGTGAACACGATGAACTGATCAGGCTCGATTTCCTTTTCCTTCATGTAGGTCCAGTTGGCCATGAAATCAGTACCACCGCCGCCTTTGATCTCGTACTCAGTGATCTCACGACCATCGTCATGCGTGAACTCGTCGTAGCCGTAAACACGGGTATCGAACTGCCAGATGCGGATACGATAGTCTTCGTACTGCTCCATGATGCCAGCAACCTCGCTGACAAACTCAGTGAGCATCTGCTGGCTGATAGAGCCACTGGTGTCAATGCAAAGCGCGATGTCGATCATCATGTCGCGGTCCATGCCGGGCAGTACCGCGCCCATGTGCCAACCCTTACGATTAGGACGCATGAACGTGAAGTTGCTCTTGAGCGAGCTCTCAATCTGTGCGCGGATGATTTCACGCCAGTCCATTTCAGGCTCAAGCAGATCCTTGATCATACGCTTGATGTCGCCAGGAACATTACCAGCACCGCTGCTCTGTGCAGCCTGGATAAGAGCGTCTTTCATCTCGTTGCTGAGCTGCTTCTGCTCTTCTTCGCTCATCGGACCCGGCTTACCAGCAAGACCCTTGCCGTCACCGTCTTCGTCGCCTTGACCGGCTCCGGCTCCTTCAACCTCAACACCGTCACCATCACCATCACCATCACCGCCACCAGCAGTCATGTCAATGTGAACGTCGATCAGGTCACCGTCTTCTTCAGGCTTACCACCGTTTTGCTGTTGCTCAAGCAGGTCGTCGTAAACCTCTTCACTGGACCAGCCATCATACTTGTGGTCAAGGAACGGCTTGACGTAGGTGATCACGCGGGCATAGTCTTTGCCCTGGACCATTTCAGTGTCGAGCATGTTGTTGATGATGTAATCGCCAGCGATGTTATAGAGCTTGGGATCACGACCACCACGGCGAATCATATGCTCGTAAATGCAGTGACCAAGCTCATGCCCGACCAGGAATACATTTTCCTTGTCGTCCAGGTTGGCGATGAATGCAGGATTGTAATAGAACTTCTTGCCATCAGTTGCAGCGGTAGGGCACCACTTGCGGTCAGCTGGTGTCAGCGTGAGCCTGAGTGCAAGCTGACCAAAGAACGGGTGCTTGAAGAGCAGACCCATACGTGCCTTGATAAGAGTCTCACGCGCCTGATTCATAACGGCGTCTGTGATCTCCATGGTCATGTATTCTTTGCCTTCGTGGCGTTTCAGGTCTTCATTGGCTTTTTGGGTCATGTCATACCTCTGTTGATTACGTTTCTATGATAAGGTAATATGTGTCGCTTGTCAAGATATACCTGAATGTAACTTGAAGAAAACTTCGTGCTCTTCTTTGTAGAAGATGATGTAGTAGACTTCGGCCGCATCGTCAACTTGGCCCTCTATGTCAGCGCCCATCTGGTAAAACAGTGGGTCAACACCTGCTTCTCGCATTATCCTGATTGCACTGTTGAAGTTGTTGATTCTTACGCGGCCACGGTGGTGTTTCCATGACCAACGCCAACGTGTTACTGTGTCAGGTGATGGGTTGGGCGTACCAAACACTTCTATAAGCGCTTCTTTACTGTATTTACCATCACGACTCATTCATTTCTCCAGGCAAGTTTGAACATCACCAGGTCTTGTTCTTCAAAAAAGCTCACTCTGGGTTCAATAGCAGTCTCAACACGATCTAAGTCTGGTAACCATAGTGTTTCTCGATGTGTCCAATATTCCCAGAAGTAGGGATGTATACCTAGACGATGACATGTCTGGTAAATTTCTTCCTTGATGCCTGGATTGACCACAAGCTCTGACGGCTGGGCATCTTCCAATACCATGTAGTTTGTGGTTGTTTCGTACCAACTCATTTTCCATCTGGCAACGTCAGCCGTTGTTGGTAACTGTGTATTGAAGATTTCACCGAAACGCTCTGTGCAGCCTGGGTATAGTTTTTCCCATTGGCGTAAACGCACATCACTCAAGGCAGAATTCTCCAAGGCATAATTCAGGTATTCAAAGGATTCGATCATATGAAAAGAGTGGGGCCAAAGGGCCCCACTTAGTTGGTAAGCGGTGTCGCTTACGCGGCACGGACCAGGTTGCCGTAACGATCGTAGAACACCTTCCAGTTCTTGATGCGCTTCATGTCGATCTTGATGCCATACTTGATGACCATACGGAAGCTCATCACAACCATCTCAGGCTCGAAGTGATCCATCCAGAAGCCAATGGTGTTGTCGATATACTCCTGGAATTTTTCGTTGTCGATCGAACGTCCGATTTCTTCGTTCTGTGCCTTGAGCTCGTATGCCAGGCTGGTTGCCAGCGAGTACATTGCGCTGATTTCCTTGGTCTTGAGCTCCTTGACCTGGCCCTTGAGGATAAGGGTCGGGTCGGGCAGTAGTGCACTGGTCTTACGGTGTGCAGCAAAGCTGAGCGCCGTACCTTGACCAATGGTGCCGATGATCATGTCAGTGATCTCACCCTCAGTGAAGTCATCCGAGTCTCCAAGGATATCGGAAACGAATGCCCAGCTACGCGGAGTGGGGAACGCATGTTCCGGCGAGCGCGGGTCGAACTTCCAGAGGTCGTTCTTCTTGGCGGTCAGGTAACCAACTACGTCAGCGCTGACACCGTTGTCAGTTGCCCATTCGGCCCAGTCATCGAAGTGAACCTTGACTTCAAAGTGGATGAAGCGGTTGCTGAGCGGCTTGGGCATACGGTAGGTAACGCCCTTGTCGCTTTCACGGTTACCAGCAGCAACCACAGCAACGTTGTCGGGCAGAACGTATTCACCCACGCGGCGGTTGAGAACCAACTGGTATGCAGCGCTCTGCACAGCCGGTGCAGCACCGTTCATTTCGTCCAGGAAGAGCACAACCAGGTCACGCTCAGCATCTTCCGGCTTGGGAAGCAGAGCGGGCGGCGCCCACTTCATGGTGCCTGCGGTTGCGTCGTAGTAGGGAATACCCATGATGTCAGTGGGCTCACACATGCTGAGACGCATGTCGTAAAGCTTGGCGTCCTTGCCCTCGGCCTCCGCGTCCTTCACGATGGACTCAACGACATCGGATTTACCCACACCCGGGGGGCCCCAAATAAACACGGGGCGCTTGCGCTTGACACTGGCGTGCTTGATGTAGCGCTTTGCTTCGCTCAGGCGTACCTGATGCTGGTCAACAATATCTGCCATTTGTATACTCCTGGTCTATGGCTTGCGTTATGTTACCCACTTTACGCGGTAACGGTGGTGATGTCAACCTGTTTTTTCAAGTTGAGCAAGTTTCTCTTCGTCAGTCATCTTATAGGACAGTTTACCCATCTTGGCCATTTCCAAGATGATATAATCAGGGTTTTTAGGATACCAGTCTTGCATGAGGGTGCCGAAAATCACAGGATCGATTTCAACACGGCCTTGCTTGGTGTAACGCAGAATATCCCAGCCTCCGTCTCCACCCATCTTGTATTTGAGCAAAGCCCGCTCGACACGAGTTTTCCAATTGTCAGTTTCAGGCGGCTGGTAACCGACACGGTCAACTATCATTTCGGTCTGCCGAATCCGTTTCCGATTTTCAAGGGCGGCGTTCCGCTGCGCCTGCTCTTCAGCTTCGGCATCAAGCCGCCGCTGAACATATGCAGGCACAGATTTTACAATCTTTTCCATTGGATTTACCTTTTGCGCTTGATTTCAAGAGATTCATAATCAGCATGGTTGAAGTGCTCGAAATAGCCCTTCCATTCATTGACAGAAATCGGTACCCCTTCGAACATCAAAGGTTTGTGATCATAGTCGTAATCAGGAGTGGTTTCAGCATCCAGTGTGACCAGGTCACACAGCCGAGCAGCGCGCTCAGCATCAGTGAATGCCCACAAATGTACTCGCCGGCCTCGCTCGTTACCGAAGCTATCGCCACTATCATAGCTGACATAGACTACGAAGATTCGATCACCTAGACGGGGCTCATGTTCTCCCGGAAACAAACCTACATCTGAATATCCTTCTTCAACAATGTGAGCACCATTGTAATGATAGTCGTGATCTTCCGACCAGCTATAATCCCATTCACCATCGCCACGCTCTTCATCACGGCGGCCGTAGTCACGATAATCAAGATTGAAGTTCATGCCGTTTCCTTCCGTTGTGCTTCTTCTGCGATCTGGCCGTAATACTTGCCTAGCCGAGGAACACCACGACGGTTGGGAGCGCGCCAGTATTCAAGTTGCCAGTCAAGCAGGTCACCGTGCTTGAGAAAATACTTGGCGGTAATGCTGCCGCGGCGAGCATCCGCACCTGTGAAGCCCCGCATGTTGTGGTGACGGGTGTCATTGCTGGCCTGCTCGTCCTCCGTCTGCCGACGGAAAAGGTGAACAAGGGCTTTGCCAACAGCGCGGGTACCAACAGCGTCATCGCGCAGGATCAGTGCAATATATTCGTTGCGGGTCATATTGCTGCGAGCTCTTTCCAGTTCTCGAGGATGTAGACAGCGTTTTCCCGTGCTTCACGGTACGTGGAAACAGGATCGCTGTGGTTGACGAAGCAGCTGGCAATCCACCACTCGCCGTCCGCAAGTTCAATCTTGTAGACGTCGACTTCATTGACTCCGTCAGTAACGACGTAGCTGCCAGGTGCGTGACGGGTTGACTTAATAGCCATTATGCAGGCTCCAGCTTGACATCTGCATACTTGCCTTTGGGCAGAAGAGCCATCTTCTTGATCATCTCACCATAGGTGCCACGAGCAAGTTCTTTGCGCTCATCGCCAGTAAGGTGAGTGAACATGCTAGCATAGGTGACTTTCCACTCGCCACCAGGAAGTGCATCAGTTTTGCAGTTCGGGTTCAGTGCAGCGAGCATTTCGAGGTTGGAAGCCATGTCTTGTCTCCTTTGCTTACAAGACCAATATAGCAAAACGTCTTGGTGATGTCAACCAAAATCAGAACTTTTTACGATGGGATTCGGTTATGACCGCCATTCATGCTCACCCAAGGGCAGTTGATCAAACCCCTGTAGGCCAGCAATGTGTCAATCCTGATTGCAGTATAGGCTTCAAGCGGCAGTTCGAATGTTTCATTCAAAACCGTATGCTGAATCATCATGATGCTGTCACGGTTCTTGATTTTGTCAGCATACAGCCAACGATAATGCCGGACAAAATAACGCAGATATTTTGTCCACTTGGTGGTGCCGAAGACATCATAGTAAAGATCAAGGGCAACCGGATCAACTGGCGGTCCGAACGCCAATAACATGACTGCATCACCCAGCGTTGTGCCGCGTCCAGAAAAGAATCCAGTTCGTTGTGTGTACAGGATGTCGCGAATACTGTGCATTGTCTTAACCTTTATTTTGCATATTCACGGAGATTTTTGATGTACCACTTTTCAACCACCCAACCAAACTCAGTTTCGTCGGTGATGATGTGAACAACAGTTTTGCCAACTTTGGCATAGCGATAGCCATCGCCAGTCCAGATAACGTGGGGGAAAACAATGTTGCGTCCGCCATGTGCAGGCGGAGCGAGAAGCATTTCAGGATTCTCGCTGAACTCGAACCAGTTACCAGTGTCCTTCTCCTGGAACGCACCGCTGATGTTTTCTGCGTGAATCTGGAAAGCCATGTCTGTCTCCTTTGCTTACAAGACCAATATAGCAAAACGTCTTGGTGATGTCAACCAAAATCAGAAATAAACGTGAAGATTTTTAGTGCACGAACCACTGCCGTTGAACAACTCTTCGCCGTCCAGCACAAGAGAATCACGTTCATGGCGTTCGATCGTGAACTCATGGTCCAGTTCAACATAAACGTTCAACCCACCACCATAAGTGCTGCGAACATTACTGATTTTGCCATGAAAGGGTTGCTCACGGTAAAACCCAGTGACAGTGCAGCCTTCGCCATTTTGATAAAGATTGTTGAAAAAAGTATTCATTATTATACTTCCGTCAGTTTGATGTTGTGGTTGTGGTCGGGCTCGACCCGAAACTCGCGGCCCTCGACCCGAATCACCTGTCCAAGTTCGACACCAAAAGCAGTCTCTTGACGACGCTCTTCAGCAGTGAGCATACTGCCGTTGCCATATGCCCAAACATTTTCAGGATTGTCTCCATCGCACCCGATGGTGAAACTGCGGATGAACTCGTAACGGTCACGGGGAAAGCTTTTGAGGTAAATCGCAAACGGGGCAGTCCGCGCATACCCTTTGTCGTTGGTCAGCTGAATATCCATGGTTGCGGGGATTTCCAGTACCAGCACGGCAGGATATTCGGCGAGGATACTGAGGGTTTCGGTCGACATGTGTATATCTCCTTTGCTTACTTTTATAATATAAGCGAAGTGTCTTGGTTAGTCAAGAGAAAGCCGACCAAAAAGGCCGGCTTTCAATCTTTAGAAATCAGTTAGTTAGTTAGTTGAGTTCGAGATAAATCTCTACCATGTCGCGATCTGTCATTGGTACAGCATGTGCGCCTGCAAATGAATTGTACCACTCACGCGCTTTGCGTAGGGTCTCAGGATCAACACTGTTTTGCGACGGCACTAGGCCTCGGGCAAAATCTTCAAAAGCTTTATCTGGTGTAGACATCGTGTGCTTCTCCTGTCTCACGTTCTTCACGTGTGCTGATATTTATATCTAATATAAGCACTATGCCATACTTCGTCAATGTATTTTTCAAGACCAAGGCGTCAAGAGTCAGGGAAGTTCTTTAGCCAAGATTCGACTGATCCGGCTAGCTTACACATCACGATGTGTTCGTTACTGAAGAGAACAATGGTTTCACGGTTGATGTAAAACGGGGCGTTCATATGCTTGCTGAGTGCGATGATTTCGCCTGCGTAGAAGCCGCGCTCGTGTTTAAATTCTTCATGGTCGAAGAAGATCTTGAGAAGTTGATATCCAGCAGCCCTAAGACGGAGACTATCAGGTTGGTGAAAATAATCGCCTACTTGATAATCGCGACCACCAAATATGGTTTTAATGGTTGCGTCTTCACAGTCTTCAATCTCTTTTCGGAGCCATTGGGTAATCTCCTCCGTCAAGGTCCTCTTCGATTTGTTCTCCTTCGACAAGGTTAATCACCGTAAAATCATCTGTGTTGAACTTAGCGTTCAATCTTTCGCATAAGTTATTTAGTGAGTTTTATAAATAAGTAAGTTATAGGAGTTCTTATGTTTCTTAAAAACAAATATACAAAATGGTATTATCAGATTGTTAATAAAAGATTATCGTCTTCTGTATTAGAAAATGAATATGGTGAAAAACATCACATAATTCCTCGTTCTCTTGGCGGAGATGATTCAAAAAATAACATAATCAAATTAACTGCTAGAGAACATTTTATATGTCACTTGCTTTTAGTTAAAATGGTGTCAAATAAAAATCACAAATATAAAATGGTTAAGGCAGCATTTGGGATGGCCATTATGAACAAAAATAAAATAAATTCTAAGATGTATGAATCATTGAAACATCAATATAGTGAAATAATGAAAAATGATAATCCATCGAAACGACCTGAAATAAGAGAAAAAATTAGTAAAACTCTCAAATCACTTCCGAAACGAAAAACCAATTACAAACATTCAGATGAAACTAAGAAAAAAATATCAGATGCTGTTATTGGTCGAGTGCCATGGAACAAAGGAAGAAAATATGAAGGCGGCGGCATGACTGGGTTGACACATTCTGAAGAAACAAAAGCACTTATTTCGTCGAAGATGCGCGGTCGTAAACTTAGTGAACAACATAAAAAAGCAGTATCCGAATCATTAGTTGGCATCACACGTTCTGAGAATACTAGAAAATTAATGAGCGACGCAAAAAAAGGTATAGTTCATCCAAGAAAAGTATGCGAGAACTGTGGAGGAGAATACAGTGTAGCCATGTATACAAGATGGCATGGTATCAAATGTAAAAAAGGTTAGAACCAATTATTTTTGTCAGGCCTTTCAATTTTTTGCGCTCCTTCTGCTGAGAATTTTACAACACTAAATTCATTTGTTTTGAATTTCTTGTTTAACCTGTCAGCAAGATTAAAACAATGCGCGGCATTGCTGAAGCTGGTTTTCTTGTACTTGGCTCCAGGGCTGTCTGTAAGGCTGTTGAAGCTTTTGAGATTAACTGGCGACCCTTGAAAGAATACAGCATAGATTGCGTCTGCTTCAAGCACCTGCTCGCTTCGGAAGTTCTTGTCGGTTTGCTCCAACAAAACACGTGGTTTGGGTCGCGCCATGTCATTCTCCATTAAATCTAGCTTTAACTATTTAGCTAGAATGGAGAAAAATTAGATACCGTCTTCGGGATCGTCCAACGTTCCTAAAGCAATGTTTTGGTTGTATACCCAGATGTTCATATCCTGCATGATGATGTCTGATTCATTGACCCATACGAGCTTGACATCACCCATTTGAAACAGCGCTTGTCCGTCAAGATCGTTTAGCAAATTCTCACGCATCTCGTCGATGTCGCGGCCTTTTGCCGACACCCACCTGACAGGTTGCAGAAACTGTGGTGTCTTATCGTCAGCAGTCATGTACTACCTTGAACTCATGGCCACATTTGGGACACTCTACTTCCTTCATTGTGACGTTGCACTCTTTGAGTAGGTCCCGCAGTTCTTTGGCTTCCTTTGCCATACGTTTAAGACTTGCTTTATCTCGTTTAGCTTTAGGCTTTTTGTACTCGGTCTTGATGCGATCAATCAGCTTGTCAAGCTTCTGCTGAAATACACTAGCAAACGCTGTGGTTTTGACTTTGCTCTTGTCTTTACTCATAGTTTCTTTGCTTTCTCTTGATAGCTATCTGTGCGTCGGTGGGTGTCTTGAACGGTCCGATGTATTCGTATTTGCGCAGAGTCGCTAGTTTTGGACAGAGTGCATCCATCCATCCGCCGTTCTCAAAGTTGATGCCGTAGTAACCAGCAGCAAAGTAAACCTTGCTGGTAGGTGTTTTGGTAAAGCAAGGCAGGTTTTCACGTTCTTGTATCTTGAACGTTTCAATCTTGGGCACTGGATAACCGTAGACATGCTCTTGGTGCCAACTGCTGGGTTCAGGCTTACCTTCAAAATCAAAAAACTGGTCAGCATCGTCGCTATCATGAGCGAGCTTTGAACCATCAGTAAAATACTGCACAAACCAGTCGCCATCATTGGATGGACGCATAGTACCAGTCTTGTTGCCGTCAGAATCGTATGTGATCCACAGCTTGTCTGCGATTACTTCAACCGCTCGCTCTTTGGGCATAGCTTGCTCCTAGGTATCTTGAATGGCTGTCAGCCTGCTGGCCGACGCGAACAAGGTCATGAGCACCACAAAATCTCATAAAGTGGATACCTACCTGCTTCTTGTGCTCAGCTTGCACCGCCTCAACGATAGCTTCATCGAGAATAGTTTTGATTTCGTCGGGCTGTGCCGTCAAATCAATCAACGTTTTATTGCGATTGTAATCATCAAGAACTCTATGTTCAACACCTTCATGGTCCGTCCAAGTTTGTAGGAGAAAGTTGTTCCAGTTGTATCCTTTTTTGTGGCGGTCTTCGAATGCCTCGGTCATACCTACTTTATTTTTGGTACCTTTCTTACGTGCACCCGGAAACGCGGAAAAGATGTTGTCACTTGTGTCACCACGGATGCATTTTTCGAATAGAAGCCACTCTGGATCGCCGATTCGCTTTGGCTCGCCGCTCTTCTTATCAACCACGGGTTTACCCCTATCGTTGAAGATCCCTTCCATAGTGATATGTTGGTTGGTGATACCGTTATACTGCGACACTTTAGGGCTGATGAGTTGATAAAAGTCGCTGTCGCTTGAAACAATGACATGTTCGTCGTCAGGGTGTGTCTGAATCCAACGCGCAATGAAGTCATCAGCCTCGCAGCCTTGAGCCTGTAAGACAGTGACATTTGTTTTTTCATGTAAGAAGTCCTTGAATGCATCGAAGGCGGCAAAAAACTGTGTGTCTTCTTCTTGTTGAGCAGGTGTAGCAGCCGCCCTCTGTTCACGCCTCTGGGCCTTATAGGGTGCGTAATAGTCGCGACGCCATGACTTTGAATCGAAGCAGAAGACGACGTGGCCGCCGTCAAAATCTCTCCAACACTTGCTCACGCTGGAGAAGATGATATGCATCGCCATGCCAATCTTCGTTTCGATGTCATCACCACGCACCACATGACGGGCGCGGTGGAAAAGATTCTGGGCATCTACCAAGATGTAGGTCATGGATTTCCTTATAAATATGTTTGCCGCATCAACTTAGGATAACACATGCTTTACTTATATGTCAAGACACACAGAACAACTGGACTGAAATATCTCGGTTACACAAGTCAAGACCCACATACTTACCACGGGAGTGGCGTATATTGGCGCGCGCATCTAGAGAAACACGGTTATGACTACGATACTGAAATTCTTTGCGAATGTCAAGATAAAACTGAGGTACGTGAGCAAGGTTTGTACTATACTGAGCTCTGGGATATCGTTGAGAGCGACGGATGGGCCAACCTCAAAGAAGAGTGTGGTGATGGTGGTCGACAGTCTGCTGAAGTCCGCCAACGTATCGGCGAGGCTGGCAAGGGTCGTGTTCCCTGGAACAAGGGCAAGCAGATATGGACTGAAGAGCAGCGTCGTGAAATTGGGCGCCGCAATATTGAGCGCGGTCCGCAAAGCGCTGACACCATTGCAAAACGTGTAGCCAAGAACACAGGTAAAAGACGTTCGGCAGAGTCCAAAGCAAAAACATCAGCAGCGCTCAAAGGTCGGACATTTTCATCTAAAACAAGACAAAAGATGAGCGAGGCAGCGTTGCAGCGTGGTTTCAACGGCTATGGTTTTGAAAAGGGTTGTATGCCGCACAATGCCAAACAGATTACCATACTTGACGTAAATACAGGCAGAACATTCGAAGTGACTGGACTCAGGACTTGGTGCCGCGAGAACAATATATCATATGGTGGTATATGGAAGGCGTTCAAGGAAGGCCGTGACTTCAAAGGATATAGGAAAGTCGATGCGTGAAAAAGACTTGAAAAAGAACAGTGCCCTCCCGGCCACGAAAAGACCGCCTAAGCCAATAAGTGGTATGACGAAGGCGGTCAGAAATATCAAGGATCACAAAAAGGCTGTGAACCGATCTACTCGAAAATAATTTCTTCAAGCGTCAAATTCAAATCAGCTATGAGTAGCTCGCCGGTCGAAGCTTCGTGAAACTCGCATGATCCTGACATTGGTTCTATGAAGCCAACGTTCTCGATTTGGAGACTGAACGGAACAAAAATGTTGTCTCTGTTCACTCGCTCAGCATTGCCCATTTCTAGCGTCATCAAACTAGCACGAGCGCCAGCACTGATAGCAGCATTGACTACGAGTCGTTCGCATAAGTTTGTTGCTTCGGAAAGCAATGTATCTGTTTCTGAATCAGAAAGCGTTTCTGATTCAGGCTGAATGTCGACAATTGGAGCATCGTCTTTTGGCACTGCAATGCTGAAAACAATTAGCGCAAGAAGAGTGAGTCCAAAATATTTCAAAAACTTTTTCATGAGGTATCCTTATTTGTTTCAATCTAGCATTGATTGTTAGAGATGTCAACATCCCCATGCCATCTTAAATAGCACCGCGTCTTCTTCAGACTGAAATGCAAACTCAAATGCGCTTCGTCCACCTACCCAGGTAAACTCAATTTCATTTTCTTTTAACCATTCTACCGCGATATTGCGTCGTTCAATTTCGCTAACGCGATTATAACCTATCCTGGGATTGTTGTAGACGACAAAATAGTTATAGCCTTGATCTCTTGTATGCTTGATTAGGGTTTCGTCACCCCAGTCTTGCATGCCAGATGGTATTGGTTTAGGAGGGTAAGGTTCAAATCCAGACATCATACGCCCCATGCTAGTTTGAAGAGCAACGCATCTTCTTCAGTACGGAACCGAAACCGCCACAAGACTTCGCCTGCATCCCATATGAAATCAATACCTTGTTCATCACACCATTTCATAGCTGCATTGCGACGTTTGACTGCATTTGGTCGATCAATCAGACCACGCTTAGTTTCAGACATAAAATTATATCGAACCCGATGTTTGTAATCAGGCACATAATATCCTGTTTTGTATTTCATCGGGCCAGTTTAATCATGGTTTCGATTTCCTGTACCTTCTCGCGAGCATCAAAGTATTCTTGTGCATTGTCCCTGGCAAGCGCCTTTAGAACAGTCTTGCGAGCGATAAGCAGGTCAGCTTGCAGATCAGCGATGATTTCCTTGTCGGTCATGGATAGCCTCCAACATCTCATTGGCCATGGTGTATTCTCGATCACGATACACTTGTCTCTCCAATGTGTCAAGATGTTCCAGTATGTCGAAGGTTCCTATGCGGGCGTCGAACCGATCATAGTCAGTGCCGTCCCAGCCATGATAGCGTTGGGTAAAGGTATGCACAATCCGCCAGTGTCTGTGGTCGCTCATTCTGGTTCAATCCCCGCAGCGCCGCGGCAGATATCATTGAACCACATGTCAACAATATCTTCGTCTGTGCGACCGCTATAGCCTGCGTCTGACAGTTTTTCGACAAATTTCTTGTTCCAGTCTAGTTCAAAGAAACCGGTTGTTGGTCGTTCAGGATCTTCAAACTGTACGGAAACGACCTTAACCCAAGGCTCATTATCGATATTGGCCAACGTTTTTTCACGAAGGATTTCGTCCTCGATCTTGCCAGCCCTCCAGCGTTTCCACCATTTAAACATTGTTATTCTCCCAGCCTATTTTTTCCCATGGTACGTCTTTGTCGCCAAAATGTCCGTAGACACAGTTATCTGCATACTTGTGGAAATTGAAAAGGTCAAAGCGGTCGATGATACCCTTGGGTGTGAGGTCAATCTCGTTGCGGATGAATCGTTCGATACTGCGATTATGTCCGTTTGAATCAACATAGATGCTCACTGGCTCTTTGACCCCGATAGCATAGCTGAGCTGGATCTGACACCAGTCAGCCATGTCATCTGCGACAACATTCTTCGCCAGCCAACGAGCGGCGTATGCAGCACTGCGGTCAACCTTTGTGGGGTCTTTGCCGCTGAATGCTCCGCCGCCATGTGGCGCCCAGCCTCCGTAAGTGTCTACAATGATCTTGCGACCTGTTAGTCCTGCGTCTCCATCCGGGCCACCGATTACGAAGTTTCCTGTCGGGTTGATGTGCCATTGCGTATCCCCGTCAAGTAGATCTCTGAACGTTTCGAAAGCGGTTTCCCTGATGGCCGTACGGACTGCATCGATGTTACCACTGGTGTGTTGGTGGCTGCACACCACGCTTGCAATTCTTTTAGGCTTGTTCCCTTCGTATTCGACTGTGACCTGGCTTTTAGCATCTGGAAGGAGAAAGTCATCTCCGGACAGCCTTCTTCCATCCAATTCCTTGAGAAGCTGGTGTGCGAGGTAGATGGGGGTGGGCATAAACTCAGAGTTCTCATTGCTTGCGTAACCGAACATGAGGCCTTGATCTCCTGCTCCAAAGTCATCCGTGCCCAATCCAATATCTGAGGATTGTGAGTGTAGTTCGTTGTATATGCGAAGCGTGGCCCAGTCGAACCCCCCGCCATCTCGATATCCAATAGACCTGGCCGTATCCCGTACGATTTGTTCAACCTCCATTTTGCTGAGATTGAAGTTTTTGACTTCCCCAGCAAGGGTGACCATATTTGTTGTAACGAGAGTTTCGATCGCACAGCGAGTTGTTTCGTCGCCCGCTTCGAGCGCTGCATCGAGTAAAGCATCACTAATTTGATCTGCAACTTTGTCAGGGTGTCCACGGCTTACGCTCTCCGATGTGAATGTGTATGTCATTTGGTTCCTTTTGTTGTAATATAGGTTACAACTTCATTATCAATTTCTTCTTGTAAAAATTTTTGTAACCAGTCACTGGCGGCGGCCATGTCGTACTCAGCTTTTGTTACCCGCGTGAGAACCCGCCACCTTACGTTTTTTCTTTCGGCGCGCTCGTCGTTCTGGGCAATGCTGTTTTTCATACTGGTTGATAGCTTTTTTGAGTTCTTTGATCTTGTCTCGATTATCACATCCACCCACTACGAGCTCTTCTAACCTTGACATAGCTCGGTCATAGTGGGCTTCGGTCTGTATCTTCTTGGGCACGGGGCTTGATCCTGGGTGCGAGTGTATGTGACAATTGCCAATACAATGCGGTACTTCCTTGGTCCGCTTCATAATACTTATCAAGCCAGTCCAAAAATTCGCCCAGTTTTTCTTGAACATCTAGTGGCAGTGGGTTGCTGCCTATTTCAACGTCTTCGCTCATGTGCCCCACGCATTACCAAACAGATCAATGTGCAAGCGAGGTGTAAAACGCCATCCTTGTTCCATTGCTAGATCAGCGACGTCTTGCACACTGAGCTGATATTCTTCACTTCTTCCGCCCAATGGCATCAAGTAGACAGGTACGTCACGTTTAAGAACTTGCTTGTATTCATCAACAGCTTGTCTAACTTCTTCAACGTCCTGGCGATCAGCCACAACAAACTTGAGGTAAAGTTGAACATTAGGCAAGCTAATATACTGACGTGCTATTTCAGGCTGAATAGCTTGCTCCCAAGATTCACCACTGACACTTAGCTTGGGCGAACAACTGAATGTAACATGGAAATGACGATGATAGTTGTCTAGGTAATTATACAGTGGTTCTTTGAGCATTTGTGTGGTATTGGTTTCAAACGTGATGTTTTGCAAATCACGCATCCTTGACTGCTCAAGTAAATCAGGATAGAGATTTTGCCAAGCCAATAGTGGTTCACCACCTGTAAAGATCAGATGAATGTCTTGCCCATTTGGTTGTGTCCAGCGTTGATTAGGTACTTTTTCCAAAAGGCGTTCTGGCAAATCGGCTATTTCAGCTGTTTGATTGAGATGCTTAAACTCAGGATAGATGCTTGCGTAAGTGTCGCAACCTGTGTGCACTAGCGGCAGATCCTCAAACTTCTCAGTCGATTCGTGGACGCCAGCCTGTATCAATTTCTCTACCTCTGGGTTGTATCGTCCCACCTCGAGGCCACGTGGTAGTCCAAATGACTTGCATCTGAAATTACACCCGAACGTCCTAAAAAAAATACTTGGAACACCCACGAACCGACCCTCACCTTGCAGCGAGTAAAAAATTTCTGTATATCGAATTTCACTTACCATATTTATTCAATTAACCCTTTAATTTTTGCCATCGTTATGCCGTCATTGATAAATTCAACCTTAACCAACATATTCTTTTTTTCGTCTGAATTATCTCTTTTTATGAGAAATGATTCTGGTGAAAAGCCTTCTTCATCAATGAGGAATCTAATAGTGGCACGAACAATGTCATCGTAAGTTATGCCTTTGTCTAGAGCATCAACTGGGCTATTTGGCCCACAGTATAGCACCTCGGGATTTTCATCATCCTGGAATCTTATACCGTCAATAACATAATTATCGTCTATCATGACATACTCGCTATGATGCGGTCAGCAGCACGATTCATCAGTTTGGCTTGTTTTTTGCGAGCTGCCTTCAGCTTAACATTGCCAACACGATCTGTAAACAGAATACCTTGCAAATGGTCGTATTCATGTAAAAATACCCTTGCGTCCATGCCGAACAGCACGGCTTCATCAAGCTCTCCAGCTTCGTCTTCCCAACGAACTTTGACCATATCAGGTCGTTTGACCTTGAGATATAATCCAGGATCACTCAGACAGCCCTCGCTCATGAGTACTTGATCTTCGCTGATTTCCATGACCTGTGGATTAAACATGGTAATCATGTCCTGCTGAATCATCTGCACATGCACTGCGGCGTTGAGATTGATCTGATTAGCAGCCAATCCAATACCACGGTATTGTTCCGTGAGTTGTTTCATGTGACGGCTGATCGCCATGCGGTATGCGCTGTTGCCTTCAGGAAATGGAGGCACGGGCGTCTCGAGTGCGTTGTGTGGTACGTATACTAACTGGTGTGCGCTCAAGTCAATTTCTTCACTCATCTTGGTATCCAATGTTCAAGGCATCTTGGTTCATACATGCCCACGCTGCCAACAGCGACTCGATCTCCGTCTTCGACAAGACGTTGTGTTTTGGTTGCTGGCTTGCCTGTGACTGTGCAGATTGCCTGTATCTTTGTAACCTCATCGCTCAGTGCGAGAAGCATTGCGGTAGTTTCAAATGGTACACCGCGGCTGTCTTGATCAAGACCAGCAGCTACCACATTAACACCATCTACTAACATATTGGTGACGACTTCAACTGTCTGTTTGGTGTTCATGAACTGAACTTCGTCCAGGAACACTGTATGGTAATTATATGGCTTAAAGTTGTATTTGTCAAGTGCCTGGTCCCAGTCATCCATGGCAAAACACGGAAAACTCAAGCGGTTATGTGTTTCAATATGGTCTGTGCTGTAACGATTATCGATGTTGGGCTTGAGCACTAACACCTTATTACCACAATGCTGCTCCCATAATATGGTGCGCAGTAGTTCAGATGTCTTGCCTGCATACATTGGGCCGGCAATGGTTCGTAGTTTACCTGTCACGATTGATTTCTTCCCTTAGTCTTTTGATTTCGTCTCGCATATCCTTTTCAAGGTCATGGGTATTTTTCTCGATGGTCGTCATTTTGTCTGCCATATGTTCAAGCAGATCAAAAAGCTCTTCTAGTTTTTGTTCCTTGTCATCTTGATTGTTAGGGGTCATTATTTTCCTTAAGCTTGTCCATGAGTTGACATTGTTCAATGAAATCTTGATATTCATTTGCAATCATACTTACTTTGCTGGCTGATTCACGCCAGACACGGGTTACTTCACGATCCATCTGCTCACCAATAGCCTTGAGATCTGGATACTTGTCCTCTAACTCGGAATTTCTTCCAGTCACCCCGAGCATTTGCTCGAG